CATCCTTAGTTCTGAGCGACACAATTGGCTCTATTGGATGTATTGCTAGAGATACGATTCAAAGCGTTGGCTCTGATGTGATTTTCTTGTCTGATTCAGGTGTTCGATCACTGATGAGAACAATTCAAGAGAAGTCTGCTCCATTGCGAGACTTGTCTAAGAATGTTCGTTTTGACTTGAATTCATCATTGGCAAGCGAGACATTGGCTAATCTGAAGTCTGTTTACTCAGAAAAAGAAGCCTTTTATCTACTTGTTTTACCCGCATCTTTCCAAGTTTATTGCTTCGATACTAAGCAAACATTGCAAGATGGTGCTTCCCGTGTAACCAAGTGGGACTCAATTGCTCCAACTGCTTTGCGTTCTTTGCGTAATGGCGACTTGTACATTGGTAAAAATGGCTATATCGGTAAGTATGGAACTTATCTTGATGACACAGTAACGTACCGATTTGCGTACTACACAAACAATGCTGACTTAGGAAACCCTAATCAGATTTCTATTCTGAAGTCTGTAACTGCCATTGTGATTGGTGGCTCTAATCAGTTTTTAAGTATCAATTGGGGTTTTGATTATTCTGGTGCTTATCGTGCGGAGAACGTCTATATTCCTTCACAGACAAGTTATGAATATGGAACTGCTGAATACAACATTGCTGAATACACAAGTGGCGTGCCAATTAAGACGTTAACAGCGAATGGTTCAGGTGCGGGAAAGATTGTTCAAACAGGATATGAGACAACGATAAATGGCACATCGTTTTCTCTTCAAAAGATTGAAATTCAAGCCAAAGATGGCAAAATAGGGTAAGAGGTAAACCATGTCAAATTACACCAAAACAACCAACTTTGCATCTAAAGATAATCTATCACCTGGCAATCCTCTAAAGATTGTTAAAGGTACTGAGATTGATACAGAGTTTAACAATATTCAGACTGCTGTTGGCACTAAAACAGACAATGCCTCTGCCAATATTACTGGTGGTTCAATTACTGGTATTACCGATTTAGCGGTTGCTGATGGCGGTACTGGTGCTTCTACGGCTACTGCTGCTTTGAATAACCTCTTGCCTAGCCAAACAGGTAACGCAAACAAGTATCTTCAGACTGATGGCACTAACGCCACATGGGATGCGGTAAGCCTTTCAACTGCTGACATTACTGGCACTTTGCCTGTTGCAAATGGTGGTACTGGTGTAACTAGCTCTACTGGTACAGGAAATGTTGTTCTGTCAAACAGTCCTACTTTGGTGACTCCCGCATTAGGAACTCCTGCTTCTGGTACAGCAACTAACCTAACTGGTCTGCCGATCTCAACAGGTGTTTCAGGTCTTGGTACTGGTGTAGCTACTTTCTTGGCTACTCCATCATCTGCTAACCTAATTTCTGCCGTAACAGACGAAACTGGTTCTGGTGCTTTGGTTTTTGCCAATAGCCCAACCTTGGTTACTCCTGCCCTTGGAACTCCATCTGCCTTGGTAGGCACAAACATCACGGGTACTGCTTCAGGTTTAACAGCAGGTAACGTCACTACTAATGCCAATCTGACGGGTGCTATCACTTCTACTGGCAATGCCACATCTCTTGGTTCATTCAGTTCTGCCAATCTTTTGGGTGCTTTGACAGATGAAACAGGAACAGGATCAGCAGTATTTGCTACTTCACCTACTTTGGTGACTCCTATTCTTGGTACACCAACAAGTGTCACATTGACGAATGCAACTGGTTTGCCTTTGTCTACTGGTGTAACAGGAACACTTCCTGTTGCTAATGGTGGTACAGGACAAACATCTTTTACAGATGGTCAATTATTGATTGGCAACACAACTGGAAATACATTAACCAAGGCTACTTTAACAGCGGGTTCTGGTATTAGTGTAACTAATAGTGCGGGTGGTATTACTATTGCATCTACTGGTGGTGGATCGGGAACAGTAACAAGTGCCTCTGTTGTATCTGCGAATGGTTTTGCAGGAACAGTAGCTAATGCAACAACAACTCCAGCAATTACCTTAAGCACAAGTATTACAGGTGTTCTTAAAGGAAATGGAACAGCAATTTCTGCCGCAACCGCAGGGACTGACTATGTAACTCCATCTAGCACAGAAACACTAACAAACAAGACTCTTACTTCTCCAACTCTAACAACTCCTGTTCTTGGAACTCCTACAAGTGGAACATTAAGCAATTGCACAGTAGATGGAACTGATGCTGTTGGATTTAGAAACATTCCAATTAACAGTAATTCTGCGGCTTATACAACAGTATTGGCAGACTCAGGAAAAGTAATTTTCCACCCATCTACAGATGCAAATGCAAGAACATTCACAATTGATTCAAATGCAAATGTTGCCTACCCACTTGGAACTGCAATTACATTCATTAACATGACAAGCCAAGTAGTAACGATTGCAATTACATCAGACACAATGTATTTAAGTGCCGCTGGTACAACAGGTTCAAGAAGTTTGGCTCAATATGGTTCTGCTACGGCAATCAAAATGACTAGCACAACTTGGCTCATTTCTGGGAGTGGACTGACATGAGTGGTGCATTACAAGCAGTATTCCAAAATCAACGAAGTTTTGGAATTAAAGCATCTTCAGTTGAGTACCTTGTCGTAGCGGGAGCTGGCGGTGGAGGTAATGGAGGCGCAGGTGGTGGTGCTGGTGGATTTCGCACATCGACTCTTAGTGTTTCATCTGGTTCACCCATTACTGTAACAGTTGGCGCTGGTGGAGCTGGTGTTACTGGTGGAAACCGAGGAGCTAATGGAGCAGATTCTGTTTTTAGCTCAATAACATCTGTTGGTGGTGGCGGTGGTGGTGCTACAAATACAAGCGCAGGACTTGATGGTGGCTCTGGTGGCGGTAGTAGTGGAGTTGCTGTTACTACTGATATTGCTGGAGTAGGGACTTCTGGTCAAGGAAATGCTGGTGGTATCGGTCAAAATCAAACTTTCTCTCAAAGTGCTGGTGGTGGTGGCGGTGCTAGTGCAGTTGGTGCAAATGGACTTCAAAACGTAGGTGGAAATGGTGGTGCTGGAACATCGTCTAGCATTTCTGGGGCAAGCGTTACATACGCTGGAGGCGGTGGCGGTGGACTTAGAGAGTTTGCTGGTAGCGGTCAAGTAGTTGGCTCTGGTGGTGCGGGCGGTGGTGGTAGCGGAGGCATTGATACTGCAACTGTTGTTAATCCTACTGCGGGCGGCACAAATACAGGCGGTGGCGGTGGCGGTGGTGGATTTACAAATAATGGTGCTGCTGGTGGTAGCGGTATTGTAATTTTGAGATACGCAGACTCATTTGATGCCGCAGTAAGCACAACTGGTTCACCAACAATTACTGTAACTGGTGGCTATAGAATTTATAGTTTTACGGCTTCTGGAACAATAACTTTCTAAGAAAAAATTATGAGTCATTTTGCAAAAGTTGAAAATGGAGTTGTTACATCTGTAATAGTTATTGATGCTGAGACTCTTGCATTGGGTCATTGGGGTGATCCATCATTATGGATTCAGACGTCCTATAACACGCAAGGCGGTCAGCATCCAGAAGGTAGACCATTACGCAAAAATTACGCTAGTATTGGATATACATACGATTTAACCCGTGATGCGTTTATTCCTCCAAAACCATTTGCATCTTGGTTGCTAAATGAGACTACTTGTTTGTGGGATGCACCAATACCTATGCCGACAGATGGGAAATTCTATCGTTGGGATGAGACAACTACATCATGGACAGTAGTGCCACAAGGAGAAATGTAATGGCAACACAATCAGAAATCAACGCATCATTGGGGTTGCCTCCTGGTATCAATCCAGATGGCTCTTGGAATGCTCAAGACTACATTGCTCGTAGTGTTCCAGGCAAACCTGACACTCAAGCCCAAGTAGATGCGGCTTTAGCGGCTAATCCATATTCTGCTCAGAACATGGCTAAAGTTGATATAACAAGGCCAGGTGCTTATGTGCAAGATGAGGGTGGCAACTATGTTGCCTTAACTCCAGGTGTCGCTGGTTTTGACATTAACAATCCAACTGCACTGCAAAGTTTAGGTGAATTGCGATCTAGGGGTGGGACAGACTCTGCATCACAAGCATTTAATGCAATTGCAACTCCTGCACAAAAGGCTGAAGCAGACAGATTGTGGTCTATTGAAAAGGCTCGTCTTGAAGAGATTGATCGTCAGAATGCTTTAAATGCACAACAAAATGTTGTAAAGGCTCAACAAGACCAAGGTGTTAATCGTGGGGCGGCTTCACAAGCAGGTGCAAGCCCATCAGCAGTAC